GTATTGGAAGAGATTATAGTATCTCTCTTTATGCCAGGTTTGAAGCGTGACAGGGACCGCCAAGGGTGGTTAGGTGACACTACAAAAGAAACTATTACCAGTTCTATCAGAACGGGCACACTTGATACCGACTACAACATCTATCAAGGATGGTGGCCACGTATCATTGATGCTTTTGATGACTCAAGTATCCCCACAGCACAGAAAACGGATATGAACTCTACCACGTATCTCGATACGGCAGCGGTAGCACAGCGAGAATCTGCAACCCTTACGGGAACATCGGGAACGGCTAACATTCCTATTAACGGGACGAACTACCTAGCCACATTCACAACCTCATTAACGGTAACAGCTACGAACTTTGTAACATCTCACGCGGCAACTATTCTCGCAAGAGAAGGTAAATGTGTTGTAACCAGTTCGGGTGCTATTGTGATTGTAGATGCAGGAATAGCAGGATTTCAAATAGATGTATTGGCAGGTGTCAACGTATCAGGAGACCTAGACTCGACTACAGCAGCCTCGACAGCAAACGTAGCTACTGGCGACATCAAAACAGACGGCGCTAAACTAGCATTTCAGGATATGTGGGACAACGCCACGCCAGAGCTTAGAAAGTTCAAAGGGCAAGGGCTACAAATCTACGTCACCGCTTCAATGGAAGAGAGCTACATTAGAACGCTTGAGGCATTAGGGTCGGAACAGGCTCACACGATGCTTGTTGCAGGAACAATGCGGAACACGTGGAGAGGTATCCCTATAATCCCTGTCATTGATTGGGACACGCACATCGCTAATGACTTTGGAAGTGTAAGACCACACAGAGCGTTGATGACCATTCCTAAGAACCTCGTATGGGGAACCGATGGTAGCGACGATGAAACTAACATGGAATTCTTCTACGAGAAAAAGGACGAAGAGAACTATTTTAGAGTGGCTTACATGGCAGGAACTCAATTTGTAGACGAAGAGTTAATCTCAGCGGCTTACGCATAACCAAAAGAAAGGGACAAAACTATGTGTTTAATAACAGCAGGACATACAAAAGCAACAGCATGCGACATTGAAGTGGTCCCAGGTATCAAATGGGATAAACTCTGGTTTGGAAACAAAACAGAAATGACGATGGGCGCAGCTACAAACAAGCGAATAGCGACCATCACAATGGACACGGGTAAAACCATGTTTAAAGTTGATGTTCACCGTAACAGCGGTTCGTTTACGGACGTTATGCAGGTGAGTGAAAATAGCGGAGATACGTTTATGCAGACATTTATTGCGCGAACTATCGAAGATGAGAACACCACTATCGAGCAGTTTGAAGACTTCAAAGGAGCGGACTTGATTATAGTTGCCCAGACAAAGGGCGACGAGTTTGTGATAATTGGAGAAGAAGACGGCGCGAGAATGACGGGCTGGGAATACGGCACGGGCAATAAAGGCGGCGATGATGCGGGCTTAGTGGTCACTTTTACGAGTGAGCAACAGTCAGCACACAACCGTATGTTTATTACCGATACGGCAGGAACGATAGCCTACATGGACGCATTACTATAAACCAATGATCGGGGGCGGGACTCGGCACTCGCCCCCCTTTTTTAGCTATGGAAAAAGAAAAAGAGACAGAATATACTTATACTTTAAAATTCCCTATCAACTGGCAAGGCGCTATTGTGCAGGCGGGTAGCATACCTGACTATCTGGCAAAGGCTATCCTAAAAAAGAAGGGTCCAGGCGTATTTGCTACGATGGTAAGTAAGAGAAAAGTATCTAGCAAGAAAGACTAAAATAGTGGGCAAGTTTGGTGACGTAGCGATACGGTTTTTTAATGCGATTACCGACGATGCCCCGAAGCAGGACAAAGAGGCAGAGAGGCAAAAGAAGTATGTCTTCTACGGGGAGGATAACTTATTCCCTAAAGACTTGGTAACGCTAATGGACAATTCCGCTCTACACGGAGCGGCACTAGACAAAAAGGCACTATTCATAGCAGGCGAGGGTTTAGAATTTGTCAGCGAGCAACAGCAAAGAGCAGACGCGGCAACACAATTCTTTGAAGAGGCTACCAAGGGGCTTCAAGAGTTCCACAACAGAACATCGAGAGACAAGGCTATCTTTAACGGCTTTGGGTGGCAGCTTATGTATGCTGGTGGGAACCTAGCGGAGTTACACCACAGGGACTTCACAACTATTCGAGCTACCAAGATGGGCGCTAGTGATGTAGAGATACAATCTTTTCACGTTAGTAATGACTGGGGATTAGCCACACCTAAACGATTTACATCTAATAGCAGCGAATGGTATAAGCCTGAGATTATAACGGCTTACAACGCACTGGAAAGCCATTCAGAGCCCGAAATACTTTACAGCAGGGGATACAAACCAGGCAAACTATTCTATCCAGAGCCTACTTACTTGGGTGGGTTGAGGTGGATTGAGATAGATGCGGAGCTTTCTAGTTTCATCAAAGAAGATATTATACAAGGATTCACGGGAACGGTTCGGATTCACGTATTTTCTACCAATGCTGATGACTCGGCAGAGATGAACAAGTTAGAGGGAAGGATAATAAAGAAGTGGACAGGCTCAAAGGGGCAAAGAATAGTCATGACAGCCTCACAGCCAGGCGTTGAAAAGCCCGATATAGAGGCAGTCCAAAGAAACTCGAACGAGAAGGTAATGACCTTTATAGCTGAGACGGTAGATCAGAAAATAATGTTGGCAGACCAGATGCCGCCAAGGTTAATTAATAAGGCTATTGCAACGGGTTTAGCTAGTGAAGGAACAGACCAGAAAGAGACTATGCAAATCTTCCAGAATACGGTAATACAGCCGCCACAGAGCGATATTACCGCCGAATGGGGTAAAGTGTTGCAGTTGGCAGGATTCGAGGGCGTAGAGGCTAAGATAAAGGATTTGACACCTATTAGCTTTAATGCTAGTGATGCACTAAGAGAGAAGACAGAAACTATCAATGAGATAAGAAAGAGCAACGGTAAAGAAGAGATAGACGGTGGTGATGTGTTTCCAAGCGGGCAAATAACTTTAGAAGATGGCAATAACGAATAACTTTGTAATGACCATCGACGAGGTAAAGGAAATTTCTCCTATTACCCGTAACGTCAACGAGACAACCTTAAAAGATTCTATGCGATACGTTCACCGCATGGAACTGCAAAACCTTTTAGGCAAATCGTGCTATGATGATCTAGTTGCACAGGTGTTAGCCGATACGGTAACGGCGGTAAACCAAACCCTTTTAGATGACTATGTAAAGGACTACGTAGCACAAAGGATGGTAGTCCATTCCGCTAGTAAGATAGCCAAGAAGATGACCCAAAAGGGTATAGGCAGAGGGCCCAGCGACCAGAATACAGCGAGCGCAGACGAGGTAAGAGGCATCACAGCGGACGCAGAATTCAAGTCTTTAAGGTGGAAAAAGAGGCTTATTAAATACGTGCAGGACAACCAGACAGACTACCCTTGTTGGGATGACACCGACGAAACGATTGAGAAATTTAGAACTGACGGGAATATAGGAGGCTTTGTGATATGAGTATAATTACCAACTTATCAAAAGACATTCTTTTTGAGGTCTCAGGAACGCTGACACTGATAGAAAAGCAGAGCAGCAGCGGCGGTTATCCTGCTATCACTATGCAGGACAATATAATAACGGTAGGTGGTGTATCGTTTAGTTACGGGGAGATTACCTCTCCCTCGCTAGGCAGTCCTTCGCTATTAGTCCAACACCTATACGCATGGATACACGATGGAGATGCCGAGGTAGTAAAACCTGTAACCCAAAACTTGGTAGGTGATGGAACAGATACTTTAGACTTTTCCGTTTATGATATAATCCACTACACATTCACAGTAAACGCGGCCTTTACTATTGTCTTACCGACCTATGCTAAGAACTGGCAACTACAATTAACCCAAGGCGGCGTAGGTAGTTTCACCGTATCAGATTGGGATGATATGCAATGGTATGGAGGTGGAACAGCGCCAACACTATCCACGGCGGCGGGTTCGGTTGACCTTGTTTCGGGTAATTTCGATGGCTCAATAATGGGCGGCGTATTTAGCGATGACAGACAGTAATGTTAAATCTATTGCCACCAGGATTATTAGGAGCCACCATCGCAGCGGGGTGGTCTAGCGACCTATCTACCGATTTTGATGGAACGGATGACTATGCAAACATTGACGCTGCATTAACGCCACTAGCGACTACAACCAAAGGCATGTGGTCGGCATGGACCAAAGGAACAGACGTAGAGACTTCGGGTTCGCGTGTTATTATTGGGGCACACGGGACAACGGTAAGCACACGGTTTTACCTCTTTATCAATGCTGGTAAGGTAGGTGCTTTTTGTGCTGAATCGGGTGTCACTCAATGGTATGTATTGACCGATGCGGTGGTATTGACTAACAACACATGGCAGCACATAGCCTTAGTGCAGGATGGTGTTTCTCCTGTTATTTATATAGATGGCGTTGCCGAGGCTCAAACCTTTAGCGTTACAACCGATAAAACATACTGGTTCAATGACTTTTCCACTATCGACAATTTTAGGATAGGTTGCAGGGACTTTAATAGTGGTGGTCAGACCTTGTTTTGGAATGGTGGTATAGATGATGTAACAATCTGGGACGATGATTTTACTTCGGGTGAAATAACAAGCTGGCGCAATTCGGGAACACCTACCGACCCGCTGGTATTTTCAAAGAGTGCTAATCTCACCGCTCACTATTCCATGGGTGATGATGACACGCACCCCACATTAACAGACCGATCTACCAACGCTGACCACGGGACGCTGGTTAATGGAACATCGGGCGACTTTGTATCAGATACACCGCCGACATGACAGACAAGACGCAAAGAAAATACTATGTTATCCCTGTGGGTGATTTCGACACGGTTAAAACCGTCGAGGGGGTATGTGAACAAGTTCTAACAAGAAAATACACGGACGGAACGCACGGAATGATAAAGGTAAATAGCTTAGATACTCCACCAGAGTTAAGCTCATACCCTTGTTTTGATTACGAAGGTGCAATAATAGAGTTGGAGAAAGTAGAATGGGTAGAACCAGATGACCACTAATGGAGATCACGAAAGGACAACTTAACCCGCTGATATTTTACGTAAAGAGTGAACTTACGACTCCTTACTATCTATTGAGTTTTGAGCATACGGTAACGGGCAATGTGTATAACTACGAGCCCACGAATTTAGCCGATGATGACACAGACTTTTACCGTGTTCAGTTTGATTTTACCGAGCCTACTGATTTAGAACTGCCTTTATCTGGTGATTATGAGTTGCGGCTATACGATCAACAAGCGAGCGGAACGGACGTTACCAATACCCACAGTTTGCTAAAGAAAGTGTTTCTTAAAGTGTTGCCAAGGGTAGAGGATTTGGTAACTACCAATAGCCTTGTATATGCTGAGAACTTACAAGGGCCTAATGAGTGGAGTTATACCGAGGCGGGCGGGGGCACGGTAAACATGGATAACACAGCAGGCGACCCATTTGGGCTATACTCAATCGAGGCGAGCGGAACCGACCTTTTCAACTTTATAACCTTCACGGTTCCCACAGGGACTATTGATACCAATATTTTCACCAAACTACAACTAAGGATAAAAAGTCAAAAGCAATGGGTTAACACCGTGGGAGAGCCGCAAATAGCTTGGACGGTAAGCGTTGTTCCTGCCGATGGTGCGGCGGGCGGTGGCCTTGTTAGTGACTCTCTTTCTGATTTCGATAGCTCAAATACTACTGACTGGCAGACGGTCGAACTGTCTTTAACGGCGGGAAAACTGGTAACAGAAGTGCTTATCCACCACCAATACGACTGCGATTGCTACATTGATAACATAAAATTTGTGCGATGAACATCTACCTAACCTGCATAATACTATACGTCTTTGCCTTTGGGTTTAGGGTTCTATTTGCTCGACAAAGGAGAAACAACACGGCAACCGCATTTATATCTAATGGGCTCGTTACAGAGCTTGAGGTGAAGGAAAACCGCAGCGCAATGGTAAGGCTCACCGAGGAGGTAAAACTGCTTAGAATGGCTCTAAAAGAAACAGCATGAAAGACAGGGCTTTAATACAATGGATAGCGGCGGGTATATTTGCCGTAAATGCTACTTTAGCAGGCTACATGATTAGCGTAAACAACAACCTGAATACAAAGTCAATCGAAGATGCAGAGTTTAAAGGCTTCGTAAAAGCCAATATCATAGAACTACACAACAGTATAAACGAAATAAAAGAAGATGACAAATAAAAAAGACAAAGTAAAATTTAAGGATTCAAGATTCTTTAAATTCGCAAAAGACACGGTATTGAATGTGGCGCAAGTTGTGCCAGGTTTAGCACCCATCGCTACCAGCATCAAAGAAAACACCAAAGAAAATCCAGCGGGTAGTATCAAGATCAGTAAGACAAAATGGATTAGGATTGCTCTAGGTTTAGTAGCTTTGATCGAAGTGATACAGGTAATTAGAAACGGGGGACAAGTAGAGGGGACTATGTTAGGGCCAATCATAGAGGCTTTCCAGAGCTTGTGAGAACCATTTGCATCATACCTGCAAGGGGTGGTAGTAAGCGGATTCCCAAAAAGAACATAAAGGATTTTCGCGGTAAGCCTATTATATGCTATTCAATCGAAGTGGCGCAGATGTCGGGCATGTTCGAGGAGATAATTGTTTCCACTGATGACAAAGATATTGCAGAAATAGCTAGGCAATACGGCGTAACTGTTCATGAAAGATCAATTGAAAACGCAAATGACACCGCATCGACCTTTAGCGTTATCGAGGAGGTATCTAGGATGCACCCTAGCGAGTTAATTTGTTGTTTGTATCCCTGTGCTCCACTTGTAACTACAAGGCACTTAAATCTATTGCATCGGCTTATGATGGCGGGCAACTTCGACTCTGTTTTTCCTATGGTAGAATACAGCCACCCTATACAAAGGGCTTTAAAGCTCACTGGGAACAAGGTAGAGATGGTCCACCCTGAGAACATGCACGAAAGGACGCAGGATTTAGAGCCCAGATACCATGACGCGGGCCAATTTTACTGGTTAAGGACAAAGGAAATACTCAAAAAGGGTAAGTTGATGACCGACAACACCACGGGGGGGGTTGTAGACAACTTGCCCGACATAGATAACGAAACGGATTGGAAACTAGCAGAACTACAACATGAAAGTAACGATCATAGCAGGCGGGCCGTCGCTTGAGGGATTCGATTTTAACACGATACAGGGCCCGATAATAGCGGTAAACCACTCCTATTTGCATCTGCCAAGGTTCGATATACTGTGCGTTTTTGATTGGAAACTAGCTGTAATATTGGCGCAGAATCCAGAGATCAAACCAAAACTACACACGCTAGTAAACTACCCTTTTGAGTGCGGCGGCAAATGGATAAATGAGGGTATAACACTAACGAACAACCCCGCCCAGATTCTTAATTCGTCCTCAACTGCTGTATTCGCGCTCAATGTAGCATATCGGCTAGGGTTTACAGATATAACCCTACTAGGCTGTGACAACAAGATAGAAAGAGGTGGTAAGCAACATTTTTACGATGATATTTGGTGTCCTAAAGACGTTTACGAACGTGAGGTTGTGGGTAATACAAGGGACGTAATAGACCCAGCATACAAGACTTTTGCCCATTTCTTTAGAATTTCCCGTCAAGAGATACCCAAGAGCGTAAAGATTACAGCCGTAGAGAGCGAACTAACCAAAAAGAGTTTCGGAATAGACACAGGCTTAGACGCTATGACAATGGAGGAATACAAACAATCACTACTAACGCTAGTGTAATGGATGAAAAAGCCCCAGAGACTTCAAATAAAGGCATCTTAGCCTACATCAAGTCGCATAAGGAGGTAATACTCATTTTGCTTGGTTTAACGGGTTACGAAGGCTATGACGCATACCAACCCGACGCAAAAGAAGATACCATAAGAACCATACAGAACCACGTTAACGACATGGATAATGATGTTATGTTGAATAACGAGTTTAGGGTAAAGTATTGGGATCGCGAAGACTCACCAGAGAAAAAGGCAGAACAGAAAAAAGCTATCGAGGCAGATCAAATGGTAGAAATACTGGTCGATGTGGTGAATGAAAACAAGGCAGACATAAAAGACTTGGAGCGAGAAGTTCACAGTAAGCATTAAGAAAACAGCCCCGACGGGTTAGGGTCAGGGCTGCTAGGTCAATAAATGCAAGTAGAAGAATGAGTAGCAAATATACGCTATTCTCCACACTCTTTTCTAAAAAGATTTTATCATTGTTTTGGTATATTGCAAATTGTTTATATATTTGCAGGGAACAAACACTTAAAACAATGAATTTCAGAAGCCGAGTATTTAAACAAGCACACCAAATCCGAAAAGAAACGGGTAAACTTATTAGCGTATGTCTGGTAAAGGCATGGGCCGCTTACAGGCTGGTAAAGAAGATGCGAACCAGTATAGTAAAGTTTTCCTTTGAAAAAAAAGACGGTTCTTTGAGATACGCTAACGGGACATTAACCCAAGGCGAAGTAAAAGGAACTGGTATCCCGAATTTTAAAACTGTGAATTACTACGATACCGATGCAAATGGATTCAGGAGCTTTCTGGTATCAAACCTTTTAACGATATATTAACCCATTGGAAGAGGTAGCCGACGCGTCAACTGTAATAGACTTTTTATTCGTTGATCTGAAACGTGATCGGCTACCCGCCAATACAAACACAAGAAATGGAAGATTACAATAAGTTTTTAGAATCCAAGCGCCACAAATCGTCGGACTTTGGTTTGCCCTCTGCTAATATACCTGATTATCTTTTTGACTTTCAGAAACACGTAGCCGAGTATGCCATAAAAAAAGGCAGGTGCGCTGTGTTTCTTGACACAGGACTAGGTAAGACTATAATAGAGCTTGTTACGGCTACTAACTACATACAGGCAACCAATAAGCCCGTATTGATAATAACGCCTTTAGCGGTGGCCTTTCAGTTTATTAAAGAGGCTGAGAAATTCGGTATTAATGATATTGAATATAGCAAGGACGGTAAATACAAGTCTAAAATAGTTGTCTGTAATTACGAGCGTTTAGAAAAATTCGATTCAAAAGACTTTGAGTGTGTTATACTCGACGAAAGCTCGATATTAAAGAACTTCGACGGGGCAATTAAGGCACACGTAACGAACTTTATGAGGCGGGTAAAGTATAGATACCTGTTCACGGCCACGCCTTCGCCTAATGACTTCGTAGAGCTTGGAACAAGTTCTGAGGCATTGGGGTATTTAGGATATATGGAGATGCTGACCCGTTTTTTTGCTAACAACGAGAACAACATTAGGCCGCAAGATATTGGCTCTAAATGGTATTTAAAGCCACACGCTTATGATGATTTCTTTGAGTGGGTATCGGGCTGGTCTATCTCGATGCGTATGCCGTCTGACCTTGGTTACTCTGACGAAAAATTCAAGCTGCCGAGCCTAAACCTAAAATACCACCCTGTAAGGAATGTTAATAATTGGGTTGTTGATGGGCAGGTTATGATGTTTAACATTGTTGCGAAGAGATTGGGAGAGGTCAGGGAGGAGCAAAAAATGACCATTGACCAAAGATGTGAACGAGCAATTGAATTATCCGCTAACCATGACACCTCCGTGTACTGGTGTAACTTCAACAGGGAGGGTGATTTACTTGCGGAGCTAGATGAAGACGCACACCAGATAAGCGGGTCAATGAAACTCGAAAAGAAAGAAGAGTTGCTTTTAGCATTTGCCGCTGGAGAAATTAATAAGTTAGTGACCAAGGCGAAGATGACTGCGTTCGGGTTGAACTGGCAACACTGTAACCACACTGTATATTTCCCGACCTTCAGCTATGAGCAATACTATCAAGCTATACGTAGATTCTGGAGGTTTGGACAAACAAAACCCGTTACCGTTGATCTGGTGTATTCAGATGGACAAAAAAGGGTATTAGATTCTATTTTAGGCAAAACAGAAAAGGCTAAAAAGCTATTTGAGAAACTCAACACAACCCTTAATCAAGGGATTGAGGTAGACGGTGAGTCATTTGAAAACGAAATAAATCTACCGACATGGATATAGAACAAGAAAGGGCGCTAGAGAAATACGGCCACTTTAACAGCACTCATGAAGTTTACGGTGTATTAATGGAAGAGGTAAACGAATTCTTTTCAGTCGTAATGGAGAAGCCCGCAAAAGACAATGCGAAACACTACGACAAAGTAAACAGGATGACAGAAGAGTTAAACCAGATAAGGGCAATTGCAGAAAGAGCAATGAACGAGCTTAAAAATAATCAAATCAAACACGTATAACAATGACAAAAGACCAATTAATTACCGATGACTTCGCAATTTACAATAGTGATTGCATGTATATTCTGCCGAAACTAGAAAAAGAAAGCGTTGATTTATCGGTATATTCTCCTCCGTTTGCGGGGCTGTATAATTATTCCAGTTCAGAAAATGATTTTTCTAACTGCGAAACCCGCGAACAATTCATGGAACAATACGACTTTTTAATATCTGAGATATCGAGAGTTACGAAACCAGGTAGAATTTCAGCCGTGCATTGTCAAGATGTGCTGACAAACGTCACAAAAAATCACCTCTGGGACTTTCCGCATGAGATAATTAAACTGCATTTAAAGCATGGCTTTTATTATTGTAACCGCATCACAATCTGGAAAGAACCACTAGAAGTCCGCATGAGAACAATGGTTAGGTCATTAATGCACAAAAATATCGTGGAAGATACTACCGAGTGCATGACAGCCCAACCAGATTACTTAATCATATTTAAAAAGGCTGGAGAGAACCTGACTCCCGTAGTTCATCCACAGGGATTAAAATACTATGCTGGAGCAACACCAATGCTACCTGCAATGGAGAAAAAATACGGCTCTTGGCATGATATGAATATTAAATTCAAGGGACACCCTGACCCCAAAACCAACAAACTAAGTCACGTTATATGGCAAAGATACGCCTCAAGCGTATGGGATGACATACGCGGAAACAACGTGCTAAACTTTAAGGAAAGTCGCGACGAAGACGATGAGAAACACGTTCACCCGCTACAGTTAGACGTTATAGATAGGGTTGTAGAGCTTTATTCTAACAAAGGCGAAACGGTATTAACGCCTTTTATGGGTGTTGGTAGTGAGGTTTACAGCCCTGTTTCTATGGGTCGAAAGGCAATAGGTATAGAGTTAAAAGATAGTTACTACAAACAGGCTATAATGAATCTAAAAGGGGTAAAGGATAGATTTCAGGAAAACCAACTAACACTAATCTAATGACCATAGGAGAAAAGATACGAGCAAAGAGAAAAGAAGAGGGGCTTACTCAGGTCGAATTAGGCCGTAGAATAGGCTCAGACCAGGTTTTTATTAGTTACTTGGAGAACGGCAACAGGACGCCCACGATACGCACCCTGCAAAGGATTGCGAAGGGTTTGGGCTGCGAATTGACTGTTTTATTTGAAAATAAAAAGTAAAAAGGGCTTGTTTTATTATATTTTGTTTATATTAGCACCATGAAACAAACACAAAACAAGATGGAAATAAAAGAGATACTAACAGACGGACAATGGGAGCTAACCCACGAAGAGGGCACTATCCATGTAGAGTTTATGACAGAGACACACGGAGGCCCATACTGGAACGGCGGCGCATTGCATGACGATACTATGCCAGTAGTAGACGTAACGATCTTAGATGTCTATTTTATAGACGAAAATGGCGATGCGGTTGGACCTACCACCACCAAGCAAGACAAAGAAATTGAATCACTAATCTCGGCAGAAGCATGAGCGACCTAAAAGAAATGTTCGACGATATGGGCAAAGCCCTAGTTAACACAGACGATATACAATACTGCGAGTATTGCGATGGTTTACGATACTCTTTCCACTTTATCAATGATGAGGGCGGTTGCCAGAGAGAGCTAGAAGACAGGCAAGACGCTGTAATGATGAGAATGGAAGATGAAAGATAACTCACTAATGGACTTCCTCTGGCCGTTCTATCTGATGTATATTTTAGCAACGATAGTTCTGGCTGGGGTGATAGTTTCGGACCCTGCAAGGTGGGCAATCAAGAGATTTTTAAGAGGCAAACAATTTATAACATCATACGCAAGAGAGATATGGGACTAAAACAGCAACAATTATGGGCGGGTAAATTTGGGGAAAACTACGCCAATAGAAACTGGTCGTGGTTAGAATCTGACATAGTATATAGAACATCGACAGGTGTGTCAGCCACAAGGTTACTTGCAGAAACTATGCCCGACATACCGAGTGATTCGAGAATACTTGAGTTAGGATGTAACGTAGGTTTAAAGCTCGATGTGTTAGACTCTGTGGGGTTTACGAACTTGAAAGGCGTTGATATCAATAAATACGCCTGCGAAGAGGCACAAAAAAGGCTACCAAATGCAACCATTATAAACGACTCAATAGAGAACTTTGTGAAGAGTGGTGAAAAGTTTGACCTAGTGCTTGTTTGTGGTGTTTTGATACATATACCACCTCAAGAGTTGGAAAGTCTCTTAAAAGGCATCTTAGGGCTATCTAAACACTATGTAATGGGGTTAGAATACTACTCGGAACAATTAGAAGAGATAAACTACCGAGGCGAAAGTGAGGCACTATGGAAACAGGACTTTCCTGAGTTGTTCGAAAAACATGGTGCAAAAGTTATGAAAAAAGAGATCATTGACTACAAAGAAAGTGATAACCAGGATGTAATTTATTTAATAGCAAAGCTATGAACGTAAAAAGCACGCTATTCGACCAGCTACAATACGTTGATTGTATTGAAAATCTATACAAAATGGGCGAGCCAGTATCAAAGTTACACCGCCTAAAAGACTTGGATTCCGACCAAATGTTACTATTTGCGACAATCAAAAAAGATGGAGATTTTGCGGTGATCTCAGGCGAGGATTTAACATTTATGACTTACAGATACTATTCAGGCCCTATCGAATTCAGGGTATTTAGTGCGACAAAAAAAGAGCCCCACGAAGGGGCCCTTTAGACAATGATTTCATCCGAGTGGATGAGATATAACAAACACTTAAAAGCAAAGATAATGGAAAAAGTAGCAATATTTGAGAAGATCGAAAAAAGGTTTACTGAACTGGTAGACGAAAAGACCTTTAAAAAAGAGTGCAGTTTTGCGCTCCAAGCGTTCAACAAAAACCCGTATTTGGACAAGTCCACGGTAGAAAGTAAACTTCAAGCGGTGCTGAATGTCGCTCAGGTTGGCCTTTCTTTAAACCCCGTTCTAGGACTAGGGTATTTAGTGCCCCGTTACAACGGAAAAACAAAGGCGGTTGACTGTCATTTCATGCCAGGATACCAAGGACTAGCAAAACTAGCCACCGACACGGGTAGTGTAATTAGTATAGAGTCTCAGGTGGTTTATAATGGCGATGAGTTTAGGGTGTTACAGGGCACTAGTCCACAGATACACCACGAACCGAAATTTGAGAGCAAAGAGATTAAGCTGGTTTACGCTGTGGGGACTTTACAGGGTGGTTCCAAGATGATCGAGATAATGACAATTGAGGACTGTTACGATATACGGGAACACTCAGACGCGTATAAGGCGTATAAAGACGAATCTAAGCCCTTTATTAAGTCATGTATATGGGTAGACCATGAGGGCGAAATGTGCCGTAAAACGGTTTCTAAAAGGTTGTGTAAACGACTACCACAGACCGACAAAAACGAGAAGTTAGCACATGCAATACAGTTAGACAATTCAGAATACGACATGCCCGCCGATTTTGGTCTGGTGAGCTATGCGGAATCGCTACTAAGAACCTGCTCAATTGGTGAGCCTGAACGCTCTAATCTTGAAAGTGAATTGATGGGAGAGATAACCACAAACGGGGCTTACCGAATGATCGAGATGTTAAAACAAAATCAGTTAGACGGTATCGAGTCTGGTGAGAATTACACCCAAACTGATATACATAAAAAGCTAGATACAAAGTAATTATTAAACACTAAAAATTGAGACAATGAAAGTAAAATCACAAGTAAGGGATATAACCCCACAAATGGCGGCAGAGCTGCTAAGTAAGAACACAAAAAACAGAGTTTTAAGGCCGCGAAATGTGAAGTTTTTGAGTCAGCAAATGGAGGACGGCGCATGGCATTTAACAGGATCAGGGATACAGATAGGTGTTTCTGGCAGAATACTAGATGGTCAGCACAGGTTACAGGCTGTAATTGAAAGCGGTTGCACCGTCCCGATGTTTATAGTGAGCGGTATAGATGATGCGGCGATGTCTGTAATAGACACGGGAATGAACAGGCGAGCAAATGACGTGCTAAGCATTAGTGGTATAAAAAACTCTGGAGCAATCGCGGGTGGAGTTAAGAAAATACTAGCCCACAAGAGGTCTAAAACTCATGGCGGTAAGCTACATAGATACGAACAGGCAACCAACCAGCAAGTATTAGATTTTGCTATCGAGAATAGTGAGTTCTTGAATGAGATATTTAACAAGTCCCAGAAGTATTACCGCTCATTCCCAGCGGTGACTATATCGGGATATATGGCTCACTACCATCGGTTTTACGGTGAAGATAAAGATAGGGTAGATCAGTTCTTTATGTCTTTGGCCTCTGGCGTTGGTGATGGAATAAAAGACCCTGCCATTGTCCTTAGAAACAAGTTGATGCGGGACAAAATGACAGCAGGTGTATTGACACCAAAAGAGAAGGACGCTATAATTACTTCTGCATGGAAGTATTACAGAAAAGGCAAGAAAATCAACCACCTCACCGCGCCGTATAAGCGCAAGAAAAAGAGCGGTATATTGGCCGATATAGCAGTATGAGCCACTACAACAGATCAACCATAAACCCAGAGATAACCCCCGCAAGTTGGCACGAGATGAGAGAGCATTATACCAGGTTGACGGCTTTTTTAGAACGTGGTAAATCTGAGGCGGTGACAAGTTCAGCATCTAGGATAGACAATTCTCGCAAGGTAGGTCATTTAAGATTTGAGCCTTATGACTTATTGGGACTAGAAAAAAGAATGGTAATGAACGAGCTAAAACGTGTAAGGCTGTGGTTAGATGAGCACTCTAATGTATTTCTAATGCGGCCCTCAGATTTTAAGCGTATTAGCACTTGATGTAAGGAATTATTGTTACTTTTAGCATGTTCAAAATTCGATAATGACAAAAACAGAACTATATAAATCCAGCGCGAGGCCCCCATTAAATTGGGAGGGTGGAGTCATTACCACCTTTGAACAGCCTTGCGCTGGTTTTTTACATAATGGCTGAGAATAAAAAGTCATTTATACTCTACTCTGACCAGAGAGATATATTCGATGAACTGAGCAACGAAGATGCTGGCGAATTAATAAAACACATCTTTAAATACGTTAACGACGAGAACCCAATTACTGATAATTCGCACGTGAAACTGGCATTTATATCTATCAGAAACCAACTTAAAAGAGACCTTAAAAGATGGGAATCCACTAGGGCTGGTAGGAGTTTAGCGGGTAAAGCTAGTGCAGAAGCGAAGAGAAAAAAGAAACAAAGCTCAACAAAATCAACAAGTGTTAAAAGTGTGCAACAAAATTCAACAAAATCAACTGTTAATGTAAATGATACTGTTAATGTTACTGTAAATGATATACAAACAAAGATCGAGTTTGCGTCTTTTTACAACCTATACGCTCATAAGGTGGGTGCGAAAAAAGCTAAAGCGAAGTGGGATAAGTTACCCTTAAAAACTCAAAAACTGATAATGGACTATTTGCCGAAATACGTTCTAGCAACCAGCACCGATGGAACATACCCCACACGCAGACACCCTACAACGTTCTTAAATAACGATACTTGGCTAGATGCCATACCTGAGAAACCAGATAGGCCAGCAGACAAAAACACCGTATCAACACCCTACGAGCATCATGGCTGAGATAGTAAAGATAAACGAGCTTAGATCGAAGTCACTCGATAGATTCACCCATGGCGTTAAGCGCGGTGAGCATGTGGGGTATAAATGCCTAGAAGACATTTACAGCGTAAAGCAGGGCACTACATTGTATCTCTACGGCTCTCCCCACTGTGGTAAAACCGAGCTTAAATACGACTTGCTTATAAACCTCTCGCTGCAATACGGATGGAAGCACGCTATTTACGACCCCGAAACAGGCGATCCGTTAGACATTATCGAAACCATCGCAGAAAAATACGTTCAAAAAGACTACCACGCAGGCTACGGCAACCAAATGACTATGAAGGAACGCGTAAGCGCAGAAACTTGGATTGAAGAGCATTTTTACATAATCCACGCACCCGACGGTATAACACTACTGGAATTTTACGAGAAGTGCGAAGAGATCGAGCGAGAATTTAACATCTCACTACACACCACCAGCATTGACCCGTGGGATGATGTAGACCATGATTACACAGAGTTTAACGGTTCTGGCAGAGATGACAGATACCTAGAGGGCGCACTAAAACACGTTCGCAGGATAGCCAAAACGCATAACTGGTATAATATCCTTGTAACCCACATACGAGATCAGGAATTGGTAAAAGACAAGGCCACGCAGCAAAGATACTACCCAGCACCAAGCCCGCGAGAGATCGCAAAGGGTCAGGTATGGTATCGAAAAGGCATGGCAATGGTTGGATTATGGAGGCCAAAGGTTGGGCTAAACGATATAAACGGAATCCCCTACGAATGGAACGAGATACACTTCATACCGAGCAAACAAAAACCCAAAGGGGTGGCGATACCAGGTGAGAAACCGCACCACGCCAGTTTATTTTACAATCCCAAAACGCACCGATACTATGAGAAAGACCCTATTGGAATAGATGTAGAACTAAACGCACCATTTTGAGCCCAGAAGAGAAAGAAATATGGAAGTCAATACTTCGCCAACACGCGGGTATAACGGATGAAGACCAGACCGCTAACATGCACAACTTACAACAAGTCCACGGCTTTTTATCTTACCTTTCGACTGAAAAAGGTTGTCGGGATAAACCAGAAAACCACCAGATAAAAGCAAATAATATTTTGACCGTAACCGACAAAATGCAGGAATCTTTCGCAAGAGCTTGCAGGTATGCACAACTACAAAAGGCAATCGTTGAACGTCAAAAAGAAGAAATCGAAGAACTAAAAACAGAACTAAACACAAGGATATGAAACTAGAAGTAAAACGATTTAGCGACGATGGAGAAACCACGATAAGTGCATTTTTTATAGATGGCATTTTCCAGTGTTTCGGCATCGAAGACCAAGAGCAAAAAGGCTGCAAGATCAGCGGAGAAACCAGAGTCCCAAACGGCACTTTCAAGGTAGGACTACGAAAAGAGGGTGGTTATCATGCTAAATACGCTAAGAAATACGGCGCAATGCACAAGGGAATGTTGTGTATTTACAACGCGGATAACTGGAAGATCGACACGGGCACGCATGATTTTCAGTATGTTTTAATCCACACGGGTAATACCGATGACCATACGGCGGGGTGCTATCTGGTTAATTTCTTAGCTGACAGTTTAACCTTTACGGGCGGTAATAGTGTATCAGCTTACAGGAAAATCTATCCACCCATTGCAGAAGCAATTGAAAGTGGCGAAGAGGTGTTAATCACTTACACGGACATAGAGACAGGGAAATGAAAACCTGTAAAAAGGAGGGCTGCGAGAATCCCCGCTTTGGTGGTGGCTATTGTAAGTGGCATCAACATTTAAGGCCAGACTATACGTTCGCGATGGCAAAGGCAAAGCAGGTTAAAACCATTAAACCACTGAAACGCACCCCGATAAAAAAGAAAGTCAAGGTAAGCGGAGAGGGTGAGCTATTTAAGCAGATCGAGAAGGAATTGCGAGCTAAAGACCCTGACGGGCTACTTAGATCACAGGTTTCGGGAACGGTGATACACCTACCAGAGCCCGCTAACTTCTCGCACATTTTACCCAAAGGCAGTTATCCAGGTTACAGGCTTTACAAGCCTAACATCTACGTAGTAACCAAGCTAGAGCACTTTTTGTGGCATAACCGACCTTGGACTTTAGAGACCAAAATAGGCTGGACTGCGAAGTTTAGGCTGAGAGATAAATTGAGATTACAATACCACGAAGAGAGAAAATGAACGCCAAAACACATCAAACGATACTAGAAATACTCGATAGGGTAGTTGGCGGGAACTACTTTGACGCAAACGACACGATTAAGGGCATTCAGATAGCTTCTAAGGAACTTAAAGAAGATTTAAGGGGTAATTGTAAGGCGTGTGTCAAAAAGTCCTTAGAAACGCTCTATGGGCTTTTGGGTAAAAAGTCAACTGTGCCGAAAGTGGACAAGAAAAAGTCCGTTAAAAGGCTCTCGATATGTTTTAAGTGTCCTTATGCTGTAATGAAACAACCGATAGTAGGGCCTAGAACAATATGGTGCGGGCCTCCATTACGGGGTAAAATGATAGAGCACAAAGGCAATTTTATAAAACTCTGCGGGTGCTGTATGGATATTAAAACCAAATTTAATCTACCGTGCCCAGCGGGTAAATTTTAGACAATGGAAAAACTAACAATCACTACAAGAGTATTCGGGGGAAAAATCCCCGACGATATACGGCTGGTTATAGCCAAGAAATTACAGAGCGTAGACGATGACACTAGGATAAAGATCGAAATTTACGAGCCCAAGGATACCAGGAGCATCCAGCAAAACAAGCGACAATGGGCAATTTACACCCTAATAGCTAAAGACACAGGCCACACGCCACAGGATATACACGACTTTTACCGTAGGGAGTATCTAAAGACCGAAAAGGTGGACAAGATCACAGGCGAAGTTTACCCGTATATCAAGAGCACCACGGAACTAAACACCGAGGAACACGCCCAATACACCGAACTAATCGAGCTACACGCTCAAGAATTTTTCAATTGTAAATTACCAGAAATAAACACAGAACCATGAAAACACTAAGAATTACACTTATTAGCCTTTTACTAACAACAGGCGCAACATCTGCCATACTAGCAGTAAGAACCCACGTAATAGCAAACCAAACAACATGGACCGAGAAGGGCACAGTAACCACCGTAGGCGCTTATGACACGGATAAACGCGCTTACCCCCACATTATAACCCTAGAATCTGGAAACCAGGTAGGCTATTACCACCCGACCGAGCTACCAACAGGAACCACCGTCACGGTAATACATTCTGATATTGGTGATGAGGTTGATATTTTAGGATAGTTGGACGAACCAATTACCATACGTATTAAACCGATGAGCGTTAACCAAGCGTTCCAAGGCAGGCGATTTAAAACACCCGCGTATAAAGCGTATGAATCGGAGCTACTCTTAAAGTTAAAGCCGCTAGAGCTACCAGAACCGCCCTACGAGGTGACGTATGAATGGGGTTTTAGTAGTGCAGGTAGTGACATTGGCAACCCAGAGAAGCTATTTACCGACATACTATCCAAGAAATACGGCTTTAACGACAACCAGATTTACGAGATGCACCTACACAAAGTCAAGGTAAAAAAGGGCGCTGAGTATATTACATTCCAGATAACAGAATACGTAAAAGAATGAGTATCTTTAGTAGGCTCTAGAAGCCCTATAAACGCTAGGAAAGTGAAAATAAATGCAAAAACATTTGGTTGATATATATTAAATTGTTTATACTTGCAATAAGTTTAACAAACACACAAGACAATGAAAACAGAGAAGATTTACCCAAACACAGGCGAAACGATTGCAGGCAAAATTTGCGTTCACTTTAAATGCACCTATATGGGCAAGACGCACACAGAAAATTTACCTAATTCGTTTGCTAAAAATGCGGTCACTTGCGAGGATATTCAGAAGTCCTTTTTCGATTCGAGGGGCGGTAACTATGGTGCAGGATATACTAACTGCCAAGTAACTATGGTTCAATCGCGAAACTGGTCAGCAAGACCATAATATCTAAGACAATGAAAGACGCAAATACAACACCTTATTCATTTTACTGGTATTGGGTTGCCGATGGACTAGATGAGAATCTAAGCTCAAATCGCAACTATCAATGGACTACGCTTGAAGTATCTAATGCAATATGTAATGGAGGTTTTGATGAAGAAGATTTGGACTTCATTGCTACGAAACTGAAGCCAGAAAATGCGACAGGCTTTATGTCTATTGAAATAGAATCTTGTAAACCAGTCTAAACACTAAGACAATGAAAAAGAAAATTCTTAGAGAGCAAGACACTACGGAACTAAAAGGTAAATACTTCTTTAACTGTAGTGTAGGGCAATTCCAATACTGCTACGGAACCCACGAAAAGACAGGCTTTGTAATACTTGGAACATCTGACGAAGCATGGAAAGGATGGATAGGTCACGGCCACCTACGAGACGATGTAAGCGTGATAGATGTAACCGACATAATCAACAAGCCAAGGTTACTGGCTGCGAGGGTGAACGACAACTTTAAGGTTAGCGCGTTCCCGTTTTTCAAGCCCAAGCAAGCTAAAGCGCAAATCCAGAAGCTAATTCAAACCACTAAAATCTAAGACAATGAAAAACACGAAAGAATTTATTCCGAAAACATCAGAAGACTGTGTCGGTTTTTACGAACAACACGAATGCGTTAGATTTCATGATACCATGGATTTTGAGCATATTTTAATCACCTGTAAATCTCCCTTAACAGCCCCATCTTTATCAGAGGAGGAGCGAACAGATCAGCGAAAACAATTAGCTAATTTTCTCGCCCAAACCCTCAACGTCACCAACGAAACGGGCAAAACGCCGAGAGAGTTATTAGAACTTTTAGTGAAACTTTCAGACCATTGCGGGGATATGGAATACCCCTTACCAATCGACCTACTTATGCCCATCGAGGACATTTGCAGAGAGCAAAGAGCAATCAAAGCCAAAAACGCTACAGCATGAAACACCTAAAATCTATTAAGAGAGCAGTAAGGGTAGCACTGGAAAACCACCCAGAATACAGAGACAACGATAAGAAGTTAGTAGCGTATATCTACTATTGCACCATAGGCTCACAGAACATGCCTTACGTGTCAGCTATGGGCGTTTTAAACCTAATAGCAGACGGAACCTTACCTTTCCCAGATCACATTACCAGGGTCAGGCGAAAATTACAGGAAGACAACCCAGAGTTAAGGGGTAAAACATGGGCCAAGCGTCATCAATTAGCCGAGGAATACAGACAAGAAATAATGGAACTTTAACCCCCCAACAAAGTAAAGACTATGGAAGAGACGAAGATAATTACAGAATACACCTACCCGCCAATACCACTAAGACAATTTGATTGGGAGGCATGTCGAGACTATTGGGATGAAGGAGACCCGATAGGCTACGGAGCAACAGAGGCCGAAGCCATAGCAGACCTGAAAGCAATTGAAGATTGTTAAATGAAACTAGACGGAGACATAATATGCTGGTGGAGTGGAGGGATAACTAGCGCCATTGCTTGTAAATTAGCCATAGAACTGTATGGGCTTGATTCATGTAGAATAGTAATGATTGACACGTTTAACGAACACAATGATACATACCGTTTTCTCGCTGATTGTGAAGGGTGGTATGGTAAAAAGATTGAGCGAATTACAGCGCTTGGAGAAAATCAGAGCATCAAAGATGTTTGGTATAAGTTTAATTCTCTAAACGTAGCACATGGCGCAATATGCTCTAGCGAGCTAAAAAGAGACTTACGTAAACGATTTGAGAAGGAGAATAAATACGCGCACCAGGTTTTTGGATACGACATAAATGAAACCAAAAGAGCCAAATCCATGACATTAAACTATCCAAATGCCAAACCGATTTATCCACTTCTACTTCATGGGTATTCAAAGGAAATGTGCATTGAGATAGTTGAAAGTGAAGGAATAGAAATCCCAGATTCGTATAAGATGGGATACCACAACAATAATTGTTTAGGCAAAGAGTTTGGTTGCACACAGGGCGGCATTGGTTATTGGCAGAAGATAGGGCGTGAGAACCCTGAGGCATTCAGGAGGCGGGCAAAGATCGAACACGAACTAACAGACCGAGCGGGCAAACCAGTAACCATGTGCAGAGATCAGGGCAAAACAGCGAAAGAGTCGGGTAACTTTCAGGTGTTCTTGATTAAGCACCCCGATTACCCAAGCCTTAAATGCCTAGCAGACATGGAGGGTAGGGAGCCAAAACCATTATTTGAGTGCAACGGGTTTGGTTGCGCTGTAAATGATTTAGAGGAGCCCAACGCCACGGAGGGCGAAATAAACAGACAAACAGAATTGGAACTTTAGCCCCTAACAAAGTAAAGCTATGGAGATAACAACAAAATTCGACATCGCCCAAAATGTGTTTCTGGTTTGGAATAAAATCGAACTACGAGAAGCCACAGTTGCTAATATCACAATCGACAAAAGGGGCTTACGGTATGGTTTAAACCCGCTCTTCGGGGGATTTAAATCAGAGGGCGAACTTTTTGAAAGTGCTGAAGAGGCAAAGCAAGCCATTAGGTACGCGTTGGAAGCAGAATTGAAAACCTATTAATTAGAGACAATGGAAGAACAAGAGAAAAAGATATTACAAGAGTGCAAGATTCAGTTGGAATACCTAAACGAAAAGTTTGGAGAAACAGGAACAACGAACGCACTTTTACCAAAGATTAATAATGCTTTATCCCTCCCCCCGAAGGTAGAGCCAAAAGAGTTGAGCGAGGAAGAGAAAGACAGAATAATTTCATTGGTTCACACCACTCTTGGATTCTACATTGATGGCGAAAGCACGGAGGAAACTTACCATAATCTATCCTGTCTCTTCACCCAAGAGAACAAACCTAAAAAGGAATGAGACAGAGCTTAGTATTTGAAAAGGTTAACACAGAACCTTGCCCACACCACAAGACTCACAACATGGGGTATGTAGAGCGATTCGACTGGGCAGAGAAGCAAATAAAAAAAGGATTGGAACAAACTCAATGCGAGGAATGTAAGCGTTGGTATTTTCCATCCGAAATGGGCAAACCTAAAGAGAAGCAATGAACCACCACAAACAACGCGCAGAGCGCATAGAGAGAGCATGTAAGGAAGTAAGAACACTTACAGGAGCATCAGACCACAAATGCACAGGAACAACGCCTACCGAGGCTATGCTAAAGACCATTGAATGGGTATCAAAACAATTTGAGGTTGAGCCCGTATCCGTAACCAGGATACTCGGTTTTCGGATAAAGAAAGAGGCAGCACCAATCGAATCATTTATAGAACGGATGACATGAAAGAGAACGAAGAAAAGGATAAAAAGTTTTGGGTTAACGAAAGCAAGTTTCTTCAGTGTGAGTGCGGAAACTGGATGCATGAGCAATATACGTTTTCGGGAAGCGAGGGCGAGAATATGTGCCCGATATGCGAACACGCATGGGTGAGTGATATGCTGAGAATGTATAAAAAGCTACTAAAGGAGCTTTGTGATCCGTCAATGTCAAGTGAAGATTTAAAAAACCGAATAAAAAAGGGGGTATCTGAGCTGCTAATGATAAGCCCTCAGGACTTTGATGGAATTGGGCTTGAGGTCTCTGATTACATGTAATATTTAAGCAAATGGAAGAAAAGAGCAAAGTGAATCCCGTAATAAGAGAAGCAATGAAAATAGCGTCTAAAGACGTTAAGCCTCCCAAATGCGTAAGAGATGGTCTAGTAGACAAATCACCCCAACCCCTACTTAGTGAGGAAGAGATAGAAAAAGTTGTTAATGAGTATGTGGTAGATATTGGCGATGCTCATTACACAAAGGAAGTAATCAGAGAAAGAGACTTCGAGTTTTTAATTAAAGGTTTACATAAGGCGTTTGCCACCCCTCCCAGAGAGTTAACAGAAGATGACTTTGCGCACCAAGTTTTTGAGGTAGCAAACAAACTAGCGACCAAGGGATACGGGAATGTCGCAGTAATGATGCACGGAATACACAGAGAATTAGTAGAGACTCCAAACACAGAGACATGAAAATAGCAGTAAGATATAGTGACGCTACTGCCGATTCAATTAGAACGGTTGTAGTTGATATTTCAGACGAAACACGACCAGATGAGGACGCTTATTGGGATGCCGCATGCGATGCTTTGGATGAGTTGGAGATAATAAGTAAATGGCATAGAGTGGAGGGCGTAGTTAAAATTTCACCAATACAATATTGAGACATGAGCAAACCAAGAGAACAGAAGCCATGACAAAAGAGACTAAAGTATTATGAAGGTAGAGTTTACAAGTATCGAGCTCGGTAAATTGTTGCACCGCCATAGGCAATGGATATTTGACGAAATCCGAGAAGTGTTAGAAAAGGACAACCCGAAGTTTGCTGAATACGTTGACGAGTTAGAGGCGAGAGTTGAGGGCCAAGAGTCACTAAATCTGATAGGCATAGAACCCTACCAACACGAAACCGAACCATGAACACCAAGACTAAAGAACAGGTAATAGAGTGCGAGCATTGTGATGGTGATGGATATACCGTAGAAATGACCCTTGATGGATACGATCAAGACGGCTGTCAAGAGTGGTGGCCCGTTCAAGTTCAATGCGAGCCATGCAAAGGAAATGGAACCATTGAAAAGGCAATAGAACAACTACGGAAAGAGTAATAATGCGTATCTTTGTGGTATGGCTATCACTATCACGAACAACACCCATACGATTGACCTTGTTTACGGAAACGGCAGCAGGCTATACTCGATACAAAAGAACGATTGCGGAATTGAATTAGAGGGAGATAAAGTCCTACTATACGATTCAGGGGTAAGCCCCAAAGACCGCCACGAAATAGATTACAGCGATGTCTCTGGTGAAACAAGCGGAACAACCCTATACACCACAATAAAGGGCTACATAAACAGCCAAGCGACTGACTATAATCTTGAAGTGTTAAAAGGCAATGTAGAGGGCTCTACGATGGTAAGCATACGCGGCCATGACAACACAGTGCCCAACGGCGGTCCGTTTGGGTTATCTCAGGGCTTCGGAGGTGGTGGTTATCAATTCGATCAGAGTGCCATTGCCGCCGTAGCCGCATCGGTATCAGTAGCCAGCACAGACAACACCAAGGACAATGTAGGCAATGTTGGAGCTCTAACGGTAAGGGTATTTGGTTTAGATTCTAACGGTGATGCTGCCACAGAGGACTTAACCCTAACAGGACAGACAGAAGTAACCACATCCGCTAAATTCACAGCGGTTCATCAGTTGCTAGTATTAGCCACAGGCAGCGAAAACGACAATTCAGGCACGCTATGGTGCGGAACAGGAACCTTTACAGCGGGCGTTCCAGCGGTTAGAATGCTATCTATGACACCAGGCTTCAACATCTCTTTATCTGGTTACTACGTTGTCCCGACAGGAAAGATTTTTTACCCTCGGCAATTCATAGCCACGGTAGGTTCATCTAATAAGGATGTTCAGGTGCATATTGTAACGAGCGCAAGCGGAATACAGCACTACACGCAGATAGAATTCGGAATAGAAGGTGGAGACTTTACTACGGACATAATAGCACTACCAGGCATACCAGCGAGGACGCACATATCACTAAGGGCTGGCGGTGGTGCTGCCTCAACAGATGTAACGGCTATAATTGCAGGTGAATTGATAGATGTATAAAAAACACTAAATTTGTGTAGATGGTGACAGAAATAATCCTTTTCACGTTAGCACTGATCTGCATGAGCATAGGGCTTATCCTTCTCGGAATCTGGGTAAATGGAATGATTAACAACAGGAAGCCAAGGAAAACATTACAGGACATTATCAACGAAGGTTCACCCCACATACCGCTAAAGACGCGGCAAAAGATCGACCAAGACAGATTTTACACGGAACACGTAAAGCCGCTAGACCTAGATTTTGGCGAATACCCAACAATAAAGGAACCAGTTAATGGCTAGACCTACCAAATACAATGATTAAAAAACGCGTATACGTGATACTGAACCTAGAAACCCTCAGGACTAAAATTGGGTTTTCTGGCAATACCAAAGTGCGTATGCAGTCGTTAATGGCCGCGAGTGGGTGCAAGATGAAGCTAATTTACCATACAAAACCAGTTGCAAACTTTGCGGAACTAGAACACGACATGCACGTTCTGTTCAGTGATAAGAGGTATTTAGGCGAATGGTTCACGATAGACCACAAGATTGCAGCCATTAGACTAAAGTCAATGGTATACCATCCCGACCAAATCACAGACCACTACAAAAACGGCAAATCTATATACGATCTTTCCGAAGCACTCAATGTATCCAAGGACGGCCTAATGGCATACCTATATAGCAAAGGTGTTCGCATGCAGAAGTATAAGAGAATACCCGTAAAGCAGGGGAAAGAGCAAACAACCATAAAGGGAAAATCCTTATTAGAGATGGTAAAGGCTAACAATGAAAGGATTGCCAAAAAGAGGGAAGAGGCGAAAAAACAGAAGTTAATTATTGTAAATGCCTAGAAAACAATACTTTAACAACACATTAGTCTACTTGCTACACGGGGTGGAGACAACCGTTTTAAAAACGAAAAATAACGGTGGGTAAGTTTGAGAAAGGCAATAGCGCAGGCAAGGGTAGGGGTAAGGGCGTTCCTAACAAAACAACAGCCGCTAACCGTGCTATGATACAGGCCATTATAGATAGTCAAGGAGACAGGCCCCAAAAGGAAATAGAGAAGCTAGAAGGGAAAGCGTATGTAGATGCAATCTTTGTCCTTTACGAATACGTAACACCGAAACTAGCGAGAACAGAAATAGCAGGGGACGGCAACGCGCCTATATCAATAAATATTACCAAGACGTATGCAGCTGACTCTAAAACAGACTGAGGCATTTGATTACTTGGAAGACAAGACAACCAACGAGCTATTATTTGGAGGAGGTGCAGGAGGAGCTAAAACAGTTCTTGGTTGTTTGTGGCAGTTAACACGTAGATTACAATACCCAGGCACTAGAGGACTGGTAGGTAGATCAAAACTAAAGACCCTAAAAGAAACTACGCTGAATACCTTTTGGGAAGTATGCAAAATGCAGGGCATAACCTCAGACCATTACCAGTATAACGCCCAGATGGGTATTATTGAGTTCAACAATGGGAGTCAGATTCTACTTAAAGATTTGTTTTACTATCCTAGTGACCCGAATTTCGACAGCCTTGGTTCATTGGAGATAACCGATGCCTTTATAGATGAGTGCAACCAAGTAAGCGTAAAGGCAAAAAACATGGTCAAGTCGAGAATACGATACAAGCTCGATGAGAATGGATTAACGCCTAAGATGTTACTAACATGCAACCCCGCAAAGAACTGGACCCACTCAGAGTTCTACAAGCCGAGTAAGAGCGGAACACTACCTAAAGACAAGAAATTCATACAGGCTTTATTGGGTGACAACCCGCATATATCAGAACACTATAAGGCCAATCTACTAACCCTAGACAAGAACAGTATCGAAAGGCTGTTACATGGCAATTGGGACTATGACGCAGACCCAGATACATTGATGGACTTCGACGCAATAAGCGACCTGTTTAGTAATGAAGGTGTAAAGGCGGGCCAAAAATGTATAACGGCCGATATAGCCAGAATGGGTAAGGACTCAACGGTATTGGGTGCATGGGATGGGTGGCGCTTAATAGAATACGAGAAATACCCAGTAACGACTATTCCCGAATCAGTAAACCATGTTAGAGCAATGGCAACGCGTCACGGTATAGGTATGAGCCAAACGGTAGTAGATGAAGATGGCGTAGGAGGAGGAGTAAAAGACACGCTATACTGTCAGGGTTTTGTCAATAACTCAACACCACTACCTGAAAACGGTAACATACCCAACTATAAAAATCTCAAGGCCCAATGTCACTATTACATGGCAATGAAGGTCAACGCAAGGGAGGTTTATACTGGATGTATTCAAGGTGTAGATCGAGACACACTAACCGAGGAGCTAGGAGCGGTAAAGGGCTACCATACAGACACGGACCAAAAGATACAGGTAATGCCAAAGGAGAAGGTAAAAGAGTTGATTGGTAGGAGCCCTGACATAGCAGACATGGTAATGATGCGGGCTTTCTTTGATCTTAAAAACACGGGACAATGGCACGACAATCTAAAATAAAGACATACGCATACCTTATGACTAATTACTATCTGGATTCAGATACAGGGACCGCGTATAGGGTTATCATGCTAACCACCAATGAAGATTGGTTTATAGGACTAAGAGAAGAGCATAAGCAGGAAATACTACTAACACTACTGAATTGATCGAAATAACAATAGAGGAAACAGTTTACGAGATACCACAGGTAAAGGAATTTACCATTGCTGATATAGTGCGGTTTGAAAAAGCTGATGAAAGCCATAAGAGCAGAGGTATTAAATACTGGGCTGAGATCACACAGATACCATACAAGGCACTCAGGAAGCTAGGCAACACAAACTACCAGGAACTAACCTACCTAGTTCAGCAGGAATGGGACAGCTTTGGAGACAAGGCCACAGAAGAAGCATTGCAAGATATGAGTGTGGAGAAGGTAGACATAGGCGGTGAAGAGTATAGCATACCCCAGAACTTAGGCGAGTTACCAATAGGTAAAATATCTGATTGCGATTTGTATGCAGAGGCCAACGTGGATGGTGACGGCAACATAAAACCTTGGGCCTATTTTCCTTACATGCTGGCTATTATGTGCGAGCGTGAGGGGTGGGATTATGAAGAGGAGATAGGTTCCTTTCCAGAGAGCACGAAGGAAGTATTCTCCAAGGCCAACGCCCTACACGCCATGGCAATACATTTTTTTTTTCTAGGGATAGGGCAAGGCTACGAGATAAGCATCAGCGCAGGGTTAAAGGAGACAGTGACGAAGGAAAATATATTCGCGCAGGCGGGAACAAGCTTGAAGAACACTACAGTAGCATGATGTTATTTAAACGATTAGCGGACAACCTAACAACGATAAACCGTATGTATCGCCTAGACGCTAAGTATGCAGAGGACGTGCCTTTAGAACAGGTGTTAATGTTTACATCTATGACGGGTGATATTGACCAAGTAAATGCTAACTTTAACAATCCAAAGCACAGGTAATGTCTAGTTTCATTCAGTTAAAAGATTTATCAGACATTTGGTCCGAAATAGTAACGGATTGGAAAGAGAAGGACTTAAATTACTTCTACGGCATTCCTGCTAATGCTGATCTTGACGGTGAGGCATCCTACCCTATGTTGGTGTTTCAAGTTCCAAGATTGGTAGATGTTCCCAACCAAGACAGCCATAATTCTTACGGATCATGGGCTATTACAGTAGACGTTTTAGACATTGTGCATAGTGAGATAACCAACGAGGAGTTCGGTGAGCATGTGAACAGAACAAACGACATGATACGGGCCCTAGTTCAGCGATTCAGGGACAACTACAGATACGATGGAGCCATCAACAGCAAGACAATTAGCTTTGAGATAACCACACAACCGTCATATACAGACCTTTTTCAAGGTGCAACGGGTGGAGAAAGCCCTACGGCGGCTACTGCTGGGTGGCGTTGTGTGTTCACTATCCAAGATGTGGCGGCAACACAGGCATGTATCATTAACGATTTCTTTGATTAATGGCATTTGAAGCAACAAGAGACGGAATAGAAAGGTTTGCCCAAGAGCTGATAACGGGCATACAGAAGGATATGGTAGATCGTGGTAAGAACGCGAGCCATAACCTAATCAACAGTATTAAGCCACGCTTTATAGTATCCTTGGATGGATTTACAACAGAGTTTGAAGCACTAGAATACTGGAAGGAAGCAGGTAGTGGCAGGAAACCAGGTAAAGTCCCTAAGAAATTCTACCAGACCATCCAACAGTGGATGGATGCCAAGGGTGGAATGACTCATTTGTCAGCCTTTTTGATTGCTCAAAAGATCGGTAGAGAAGGTAGCAAGGATTGGCGAGAGGGTAAACCAAATATATTTACCACGCGCATAGATCAGATGGAACCACAGTTACAGGGTCATATATCTGATGGCATGGAAATAGACATAACCAAGCCTGTCTTGCAGGCGTTAAAAGAAATGGAGAGGGTATGAACGCAGAAGAGTATTTAAAAAAGGCCAATGTAAACATGCGTAAGAAGCTGACGCGGCCTGAACTTAAGCAGCATTTAATTAACTTTGGGGAGCAGGTGCAGGAAGATGTGTTACAGGCTGTAATAGGTCTAAACAAAACGATGAGGGATAACCCAGAGATGGCCCAAAAAGTAAAAGAAGAAACAGAAAAAGAACAAAAAGAAAAAGATAATTAACCAACTATCCGCGCCCGCTACCTGTTAAGGTTTTAAAGCGATAAGGACGGACCAATAAAAAACCAATGGCAGAAACATTTACAGTAAATACTACTTTTGAGTATTCAGATTCAAATGGTATTGCACATACGATAGAGGCGGTAGGATTCTCTATAGACACGGCAACCAATTACGTTAAGCTGGACCAGAAGATACCCGTCAACAGTTCAACACATACAACGGTGCTAACTATGGGCGCTGATGCGGCGGGAGGTCTTACGTCCGTCAACTATGTAGTAATAGAAAACCTCGACACCACCAACGCGCTACAGGTAAAGGTATTCGATACGGGTGGCCACACGGCATACATCAAGATACCAGCCGAGGGGCATTATACATTAATGACATCTAACATGGAGGTCGACGAATCAGAAACAGCTTTTAGTGCTTATTCTACCACGGATACTATAACGGTATTGAATGCTGCCAGTGATACGGACTTTGTAAGAATCCTTGCAATAGGCACATAATGGCGCTAACTATACAAACATCTCCTCCGTCTTGGGGTGCTGTATATAGGCCGTTGGAGTTTGAGGTATCAAGCGACATTAACCCATCTACGCACCCTTACGACAATGTAAACATCATATCCGTAAGAAAGGCTAATAACTCGGACCAATCTTTGGGCGCTCAGTCTGATGACGTGGTAGTGGTTCATGCTTTCTCTCCTCTGTTTCCAACGAAGCAACATATTGAGATAGTTGATCTAACCGACGAACTATACAAAGGCGTGTATAGGGTGAAGCGCAAACTGAGCAACACCAAGTGCGTAATTGATACCTCTTACAATGGTGACGATTACGGCGGCACGATAAACAAGTATTACAATCGTTTTGGTATTATCTGTAGAGTGTATCTAGGAACAGCAGCCACGGGCACACCGTTAGCGAAGTTTAAAGTTGATGTGAAAGACAGTAGCGATAACTACCACTTTGACGTAAGCGGACTATTGCAAAAAGAGTTAGGCCCGTATTTCGCTACCTCACCACCTATACAGGGTCAAGATGGAGGCGATGTATATACCAATTACATATGCACGTTCACAGAAGAGTATGACTTTTTACTTAACGATGGCACGTATCCGCTAACAGAAACAACAGGCAACAAGGTTACGAGTTCTGTGTTTACGGCTGTTAATTCGGCCCCTCAGTTTGTCATGATGCGTAACCAAGTTCATGAGTCGGATATACGCGATGACTTAGCCTCCTTTGTTGTTGATCTGGTAGACACCGATGCTCGGTTTTTAACCAACGCACCACAGGCTATTGACGTATGGCAGGACTTCGACACGGGTAATGAGAGCCCATTTCAGTTACAGGTATGCATGGAGGGTGGTTTGGCAGCGGGCACGTATGACATGTATGTCATTGCTTACAATGCGGCTGGTGGAGTGGTAGCGTTTAACGGCATGGGATTTACTAAACCAACAACGGATAGCGTTATCACTTTTAATGCAGGACCAGCGGGCTTTACACTAACAGAAGTCCCAGCCACAACGAGATACTACACCATACAGCTACGTAAGGATGCTAGCGCAATAAGCGAATTACGGCGGTTTAACATCTTCTCAGACTGCAAACCAGGCGAAAAGCTCTTTCATTGGGAGAACGTCTACGGTGGTATAGATACTTATTTGTTCAGGGGTGCAGAATCACAGCAGCTAAAACACAAAAGGAGTCTTGTTCAGAGCAAACTATCGGCTACACATTCCGATCTACAAGAGGCAGAGGTAAGCGTTAGCGAGGTATCGAGCGAGGAACTATTTACCAGCAACACCAGTATTCAGAGCTTAGAGTATCGGGAATGGCTCACGGGTATATTAAAGTCTCCGAGGGTATGGGTATCTATCAAGCGTAGTAGCGAGTTCGGGACAACAAGTAAGATACCAGTAGTAATAAAGGACGGCAATGTAAACGTATGGAACAGCCAGAAGTCAACAGGTAACTTTAGTTTTAAATGGAGGTTCGCACACGAACAAATATCTCAACGTGCCTGAAACACTCTACATAAACGGTAGTAAGGTGGCCCTAGCAAAAGGGATGAAAGGAATAGTATCCTTTGATATATCTATTGATGACTACCGTAACCCCTCGGCACGTAGAGGCCATAGAAGTAATTCAGTAACAATACCCAAGACCAAAGCTAACGAGGACGTTTTAGGATATACCGACCCAACCGTAACAGGTCAGGACTTCGACGATAAGGCACTCAACGAATACTACATAACCGACCACGCAGGGGTAACAACTTCTAAAGGAATAGCCGATGTTGTAGAGGGTGGAGACTCTTACAAGGTTCGTTTGTATAGTAACAACGCCAAATGGAGTTTAAGGGGCGACATACGCGACCTAGACATGGGCGAGAAGTATTTTGATGAGAGCGAAGCGGTAGCCACCTTTGACAAAACAGGCTGGGACGTTAGATATACTATGATAGATTACGGTGTATTTGAGGACTTAAAAGGCGGCAAATTAGGCGATGCAATACGTATCAACGAGCTATTCCCAGCTATCAGCGTAAAACAAATCTTAGATCGGGCCTTTGAAGAGATCGACCACACCATTAAATACGAGGGTATTTGCAAGAAATGGATCGATCGATTAGAGATACCTTACACTGGCAAGGGCATACAGATAACCCAAAGAGACAAGGATGACAATGTAGCTATTGCGGAGCGGGCTATGCAGTTATTTAGGGCCACTTGGACGGGTCACATGTGGCTAAAGATTCCCATACCTGTAGAAACCTTTGACCCAGGTAATAATTACTTCGTACCACAGGCCCCGCCAAATATACCTCAATACAGTTGCCCCTTTGACGGTGACTATGATATACACATTGAATTTGATTTAGAGGTAATTAACGTAGGTATGGGTAATCTCGGCGCTCCTCCCTTGTTAGGTGAGTGGGAATACACCTTTCAGCTATGGCATAGCGTATGGACACCGACCCAGATAGCAGCGGAAAAAAAGCTAAAGCCCAACAATGGCATTCCTTTACTGCAATGGCAGACCACAAAAGAACACGTAGACATACTGTTCACCGATGTTCCAGCTATTGTATTGCAGACATTTTGGTTTATGTTCTACATAGAGAACACCCCAGAGCATGGAACAGCGTCAAAGATAGGCCCCGCCACGGTAATAAGGAACCTAAAATGCACCTACACGCCTAAAAACATACCACTAGGTGAGGGTGCGAGCTTCGATATAGCTAAGACATTACCCAAGATGAAGCAAAAAACGCTCTTTAGGTCCGTAACTCAGCTATTAAATCTGATGATTGACACGCCCGACGATAGCACAGAGATTACTTGCATGACCTATGACGATTTCTATCTGAGCGAAACAAATGCAGACGACTGGGAAGACAAGGTAGATACGTCAAAGCCTGTTAAGTTCTCCAAGCTCAAAGAGCTAAAAAAAGAGTTAGAGTTTAGTTGGTTAGATGATGACGATTTATTGCTCACTGAGGCAGACAAAAAAGATTATGCTGATAGGACATATGAACTACGAGATGAGTTCTTAGAAGGGTCCGTAGACGTTGTAAAGATGCCTTTTGCAGCTACCAAGATGGGTAATTCGTTTGACAATACGATATATATGCCTTTGATGTATAAAGATGAGGACGAGATTTCCACCGAACGCAAACCACGATTACTACTAAACGGCGGTAAGGTATTGGGTGGATGGCGCAGCACCCGACACGGATACGAAGCATATCCTTTAAGCTACTTTATACCAGCTACCAGAGGAGACTTCGATATGAGTCTAGCAATGGGCAACCACGACAATCTAAAAGGCATTGTAGACAAACTACATTTAGACAAGATAAGCAAGTGGGATAACTCAAAGATGATGCTTTGCCATGTGAGGCTGAACAGTAAGGACATGCTAAACTTAAACTTTCGCAATCCTAAGAAACTACGTATGCCAAACGGCAATACGGCCTACTTCTTTTTAAACAAGATAAAAGGGTATTTACCAGGCGTTGACGGTAGCTACCCGTGTGAACTAATACAAGTGCCCAATGGCTGAACAGAAGGATATATTTTTTAGCGTAAAGATAGATGGCAAGGATACGGTAAAGACCATCGGCCAGATGACGGGCGAGTTGCAAAACTCTAAGAACCAGTTAACGAAACTCAACAAAGAGTTTAAGACGGGCAAGATAGGCCAAGAGGCCTACGGGAAAGCTGCTACCAAGCTACGAACGAACATTAAATCTTTATCGGGCAATCTGCGTGAGGCAGAGAACAAAATGTCGGGCCTCACTAAGCAGGGCTTACGGTTTCGGGATAAGATGGCGGGCGGGCTAACTAAGTCGATAAAAGAGGTCGGGTTGCAGTTAGGTAAGGCATTTGCTGTGGGAGCTATAGTCGCGGGCCTTACTAAGATGGTAGATATTTTTAAGGACTTTGCAGCGGCTAACAGCACGCTAACGGCAATCTTAGGCGGCACAGAGGAGCAGATGAAAGCCCTGTCAGATCAGGCTAAAGCGTTAGGAGCATCTACGGCCTTTACCGCTTCTCAGGTAGTAGAATTACAAACAGAATTTGCCAAGTTAGGCTTTACGGCAGAGCAGATAGGTGATGTAACAGAGGCCACATTGAATCTCGCAGCGGCGAGCGGCACAGACTTAGCAACGGCAGCAGCAACAGCGGGTGGAACATTAAACGCATTCGGTTTAGCAGCGACAGAAACGGGTCATTTAACCGATGTAATGGCAGCTAGTTTTACTAAATCTGGTTTGGATATGACCAAGTTTAGCGAGACAATGAAGTCAGCGGCCCCAATTGCAAAGGCGGCGGGTGTAAGCCTAGAGGTAGCAACAGCGGCAGCGGGTAAACTGGCAGACGCCAATATCTCAGGCTCGGTAGCTGGAACAGGACTAAAGAAAATCTTTGCAGAGCTAGTAAAAGACGGTAAGCCTTTAGAGGAAAGCCTAGACGATATAGCGCAAGAGATGGAAGGTGCAAGTAGCAACGCTGAAAAGTTAGCTATTGCCGAGGGTAGGGTAGGAAATATTGCAAAGGGTTCTTTATTGGTTCTGGTAGAGCAAAGAAAAGAGCTTGGTGCGTTGGCGGGCGAACTAGAAAACGCCGACGGTAGTGCACAAGCAATGGCTGACACTATGCTAGACAACTTAGCGGGTGATATTACTAAGGCTGGCAGCGCATGGGAAGGCTTTGTATTGAGCCTTGAAGATGGAGAAGGTGTTATTAGTGACGTTTTACGGGGTGTTACACAAGGCACTAGCGAGTTGTTAGCCAGGTTAACGGACCTAAACAGTCTCGGTTTTAGCGGGACCATAGCCAAGAACACCAAGGAAGGCCTAGAGGAGCAATTTGGTATAACTGACAAGATTGTAAAACTAAGGAAGGCGGCAGCAGACGGTGATGAAGAGGCCGCAAAGAGGCTTGAAACGCTTGTATTAGGACTTAGGGGTAAGGTAGAGGGCTTGATTGGTGAGGGTGAATTAACAGCAGCACAGGCGCTATCTGATTTAGTAAAAGAAGCTGGCGCAGTAGGTATTGGAGGTGAGCCCGTAGAGGGTGGTGCAGCGGTAGAGGGTGAAGGTGAAACGGGCGGCGGTGGCGGTGCGGTATCTCCAAAGGTAGAGGCAGCACAGACAGAGGCCCAGATGTTAGCGGAGATTAAAGCCATTGAAGATCAACTAGCTTTAGACGCATTACTAGCCACAAAGGAAAAAGAGCAAGCTATATTAGATGCCCAGCTAGAGCACAACAGGGAGCGCGACGAAAACGACCTAGGCGATAGGGTTGCTGCAAACGAAGCAGAAAAAGAAACTAACCAAGACAGGATAGACCAGTTAGCAAAAGACCAAGAAGCAGAGGCAAACATAAGACTAGCAAGGGTGGCAAGCGCACATAGCGCACTAGGCAGTATAGCGAGAATAGCAGGAGAAGAGACAAAGATAGGTAAGGCGGCACTCGCAGCGCAAAAGGCAGTAGCCCTAACACACATAGGTATTAATCTAGGTAAGGAGCTGTCCGCGATTGGCACAAATGCAGCAGCTAACCCCCTAAACATACCTACAGCAGGTATAGCGGGCGTAACTCAAACGGCAATACTTAGCGCGCTTGCAATAGGAAAAGCCGCAGTAAATACGGGTCTGGTATTAGCCGCAGCGGGTGGTGCTGACTTCGTGACAACAGGCCCGCAGATGATGATGGTAGGAGATAATCCAGGTGGCCGAGAGCGGGTAACAGTGGAGCCATTGTCAGGAGCAGGAACAACACGAATGTTAAACGGTGTTCCTCATTTGGCAGGGGGTGGTAGCGTAACCACAGGAGTAGGGCAGAGCTTTGTAAGCGATAACGGCCAATCTCAGATGGCAGACCAGATACTTGAGGGAATGAGTAACATGAATATAGGATTGAATATACATGAGTTAAACGCGGCCCAAGCTGATTTAAGTAACGCCGTTGAAATGTCAGAAGTATGACCGATAAGTTAAACATTACCGACCCTGAACAGTTAAAAGCCTTAATTCCTGAGAAGGTGGTAAGAGACTACACGTTAGCCCAACAGGTAGAGGAAAAGATAAAAGAGGGTAACAGTCGACACGCCGCTATTGAATCGGTAGAGATTGAGCGAAACAAAGAAAGTTACGACACTATCAAAAGGGCGCACGAAAAGCATTCATAATTCTTTCTTCCCTCTCTTGTAGCGCCCGATGTTAGTTCTCTTTCGTCGGGCGTTTTTTATGCACAAATAGCGTAATAACACGGCTTAACCTGTTGTAATTTTATAGAATGGAGATAAAGAACGCGGCCACAGACACCTCAGAGCTTTCTATCTACGGTGATATAGGCGAGGATTGGTTTGGCGATGGCCACACGATGAACAGCCTTAAAGACCAGTTAAGCGAGATCAGCACGGCAAATATCAATGTTCGTATCAGTTCTTTAGGTGGAGACGTAGACGACGGGTTAGTAATGTATAACCTATTACGCACCAATGCAGCGCACGTAACGACCTTTATCGAGGGTATGACAGCCTCGGCAGGGACAATAGTTGCCCTTGGTGGTGATCGTGTAGAGATAGATGAGAACGCTTTATTTCTAGTCCATAATGCTTGGACCCTAACAATGGGCAACGCTGACGAACTACGCAAGACAGCCGAGGACATGGATAAGATTGACGCGGCACTAATCAATATATACAAGAAACAAACGGGGAAAAGGAAGAGCCAGATTAAAAGCTTAATGGCAGAGGAGAAATGGCTAACAGCAGACGAGGCGAAAGAGTTTGGCTTTGTTGACGCGGTTATACCTACTAAACTAAAGGCCGCTGCAAGTGTAAAGAGCATCAAGGGAATAGAGGGCTTGATTACCGAAAAGAAACTACCAGAAATACCAACGAATTACATAAATAAATTGAATGAAATGACTGAAAACAAAGAAGAGGCGCAAGGCATCCTAGAAAACATCAAGGCTGCAATGGGCTTCAAAAACGATGCAAAGCTCAAAGAAGAGTTAAAAGCATCACAGGAAGAGGTGACTACCTTAAAGGCCAAGATTGATGAGCTTGAAGGCGACACCGATCAGGCTAAACTATTAGAGACAGCCGAAAACGATCTAAAAGAAGCTAACACGAAAGTAGAAGCATCTGCAAAAGAGGTAGAGACTTTACAAACTTCTATTTCTGAGTATGACACTAAGGTAGCAGCACTACAGGCAGAGATTGAAGAGGCTAATTCTAAGGTTATCGGCGACCCGCCAAGCGGAAAGAGCGAAGCAGGTAAGCAGAATCCAGGCGACAACGAAGAGCCACAAAAGCTCACAGCAAGCGCACAGATCGTTCAGAACATGATCGAAGAGAATCGCGAATGGATTGATATCAACACACCAACAAAGAAGGAGGTAGAGAATGTCTAAGATGGTAACAATGCAACGCCCTGACGGAGAGTATAAAGATGTCCCCGCTGGCATGGTGAAGCATTACGAAGGCTTGAATTGGTCTAAATCAGATCGACCAAGCGCAAAGAAAACAACAAAATCTAAAAAGAAATAACTAAAAAAACGGGGCTGACGCTGCACCTATAACAAGGTATCAAGACAGCTAACGCAGCCCGACTATAAACAATGGCAAATTTAATTACGCACAGTCTGAGCTTCACCAAAGAGTTAGCTACAGAGCTGTTTTTCCAACCCCTATTTGTAAATGACCTAGAGTTCAAGTCTATGGTCACGGTGATTACAAATGTAAAGGGCTCAAGGGCACTAAATCAGATTAGCGCACTTGACAAGATCACCAAAGTTTACCAACAAGGAACTAGTTTCACATCTAGTTCAGGCGTAACAATAACCCAGAAGACGCTAACAGTAGGCCGCTTGAAGGCAGAAGTTAAGCAGAACGGCCGCGCACTATATGACTCTGTAATGGAGGAGTTGGTAGCTCAAGGCATAGACTCAAACAACGTAGAAGGAACGGTATTGGAAGAGATTATAGTATCTCTCTTTATGCCAGGTTTGAAGCGTGACAGGGACCGCCAAGGGTGGTTAGGTGACACTACAAAAGAAACTATTACCAGTTCTATCAGAACGGGCACACTTGATA